TGATACTTCAGATAATTCTGATAAACACCATCAAAGTGCCTCTCTTGAAAATACTGAATTGCATCATCCAACAGGTCATCGACCTGCTCGTCAGCAACGTTGATTTCCAAGACAGGAGCGCCCAGTTGCCTCAGTGCATAATCTTTCAGTTCTTGTCGATTGGAAGGCTGCGCCATCGATATCAGTCCCTCTTTATAAGGTATTTAGATTATCTCAAGAACTCCTTGAGCAAGGACTTGATGTCATTCAAATCATTCTTCAATTGGTCCATGTTCTTTTCCATGTAAGAGAGTCTCTCCTGATCGTTGGAGAGTCTCTCTCTGTTATTAACATACATTTGGAACTCATTGTTGTTCCTGTTCACAATGGCATTTGTTTCGCTGTCACGAAACATACCATCTTGCCCTTTGATTGGAATGAGAGTCATTATGCGAAGGAGATAATGCGGAGTCCTTTGATTTGTGGAACAACAGCAGCGTTGGTTGAAGTTCCAACAATCTTAATCCTGTAAGAAGTGTAAGGATTGAGATTTTCAGCACTGAACTTGAGTTCACGGAAGTATTCAGGAGTTGGTTCAGCGAGAACTGTATCTTGCTTAGGTGTGAACACGTCAGGTCTTCCATCGTTATTGGTTGTGCTGATTGTGTTACCAGCAGAGTCAATGTTGTTATAACCAGGGAATGGAATGAAGACGGTTTCTCTCAATGGAAGTTCCTGATTCAGAGCAAAGAACACACGAACATCACAAGCGTCTTGGATGTAAGCGTCCATGAGAACTTGGAGTGAAGTCGCTGGGTTCTCAAGAACGATGTTCTTGGTTACATAAATGAACCTGCTTGGATCATCCTGGAAAGAATTGACTCTAAAGTCAGTTGCGTAATTGGTAACAGGAGCATTGACTCTGTTGTTGACAAAGACGCAAGATGCGTTGTCCAGATCAATCGCAGGTGACAGTCTGTTATCGATGCTCAAGAGACTCATGTTGAATGACAGAGACTTGTTGCCTGGGAACAAACCGCTTGGTGCGAGGTAAGTATCCTCATTGACCTTAGAAGCAACGATTCTTGGAGAATCGAAGTAATTTTTCTGATAAAGAGCGACCTCTTGATAACCCTTATCAGCGTAAGATCCTTCGTTTCCGCTGACACTTGTTCCACTAACTGTTCTGACGTTAGTGTTGATCTTGGTTCCTGTTGGAGTCAATGTCAAGATTCTTGGAATCATCAAAGAGTAAGGAATGTTGTAAGTTCCCTTAGCCTTGGTTCCAGAGTTAGACTCAGAATCGTTGAAGTAAAGAACACCCAGAGTTCCAGCAGAAGTTCTGTCTGTTCCATTCTCATCCATCTGAATCTTGACGTGATAAGAGTCAAGAGTGATTGGATTAGCAACAGTGACATCGGCAAGAATGTGAGTGGTGTTGATTCTTCTCAAAGAAACACCATTCAGTTCATATTTGTAAACCAAGTCGTTGACTGCGTGTGAAGCAACAACAGTGTTATTGACACCTCTGGTAATTCCAGTCAGAGTTGCTCCGTCAAATCCAGTGTAGGAAATAATCTCTTGACCGATCTTGATGTAACCAGGATTGGTTGCACCAACAGAAACATTCTCAAAAGAGGTGTAATTTGTTGTGCTTCCAATCGAAATTGCACCAGTTGCAGTATTGCTGTAAAGTTCAGCAACCGTTGTGGTTGGGACATCAGTTGTGATGTCCCTCAGAGTGACCTTGTTGACTCCACCATACAGACCATGGTTTCTCTGGAAGATCTTCATGTGAAGACCATCAGCATTAACTCGGATTGGAGTTTGAGGAACAACGTTTCCACCGATGGAGTAATTGAGTTCGGTTGTAATTCCTGAAGAGTTCTGATAGAACAACTTATCGGTTGCTCCAGTTGCGAAGTCTCCCTGAACGTCATCCAGAATCAGTTCATTGTTTCCATAAATCTCACCAACGGAAAGTCTCATTCCTTCGCCAAGGCTGTTATTTCCAACAGTGATTGGAGTCAAAACATCACCAAGTGCATATCCTTTACCGCCACCAGAGGTGGAGACGGTTGCAGCGATTGCAACTCCATTAGAAACAGCAATCTCAGCGGTTCCACTGATTCCATTGCCAGTAACACTTGTGAGAGCAACGCCAGAGAAAACGTAATAACCAGAAGCAGGAGTGTAACCAACACCAGCATTGGTGATTGACAGATCACCAGTCATTGAACCAGCAAAACCTGTCAGGGTTCCTTGTGCTCCAGTGGAATTCTGAATGACTGTGTTACCAACAACCAGACCAGTGTCTTGAACTGTTGTTCCGATGCCGATGCTCAGATTTCTCGAATCCATGAAGATTGAGTTTTGAGCAATCTTCTCAAGGTTTTCTGGGAGACCAGGGTTGTAAAGTGTGCAATTGCCAGAAGTGCCAAAGTTTGCTCTGTGAAGAGTAAACTTGAGATCTTCATACTGTGAGGGTGTCCAAACTGCTGCGTTCTGTGACTTAAAGAGTGAACCAAGGAGTGGTTGTGCAGAAACAAGAACTTGTCCTGCTTCCTGACCAGCAGTTTCAACTGTGGGTTCTCCAAGTCTGGAGATCCAAACTCTGTATTCTGTTGACTTAGACAGCAGACAGAAAGCATATTCTGTTTCTGGTTCCAGATAAACTGGAGACTCAAAGGTAAAGGTTGTTGGGACAGTTCCGTCTTCAGAGAGGTTGACCTGATTGGGTTCCAGAGTAATCTCTGAGTAAGCAAGAACCTTTGTTGTTGGAGTTCCCAGTTCAACTTCACGAAGTTGACAATAAACAGGAATGTTGTCATCCTTCAGGTGGAAGAAGACATCAATCTTGGTTACAAAGACACCACTGTCATCGTTGACCATGAAGGTTTGTGCCAGAGGGTCAACTCGTGGGGGAGCTGGTGGTGGAGGAGGTGGTGGGAAACTAATCGAAGCAGATGCACTGGACGACGAAGAGTCACCAATTGTTCTCTGCTCAAAGAACTCTTCAGTCTCAACATCGGCGTTTCTCAGTGAGAGTGTGACTTCTTGGGTGTTATCCATGTCACCCTGAGAGTAGAACATCTCTTCTGCAGCAGAAGTGACAGTTCCTTCAATCTTGCTGTTTGTTGTGCTGCTGGTGAGTCTGAACATGTTACGTCCAGTCTCAAAAGCAGGATTGGTTTCGTTTGCGGTGTCGGGAACTCTAAACGAACCGATCAGAGTTCCAAGTCTGTCGGTGATGAGTCTGACGTTACTTACAACTGCCTGTGCTCCACTGGTTTGACCAACCAAAACCATGCCAGTTGCAATATAACCAGCAAAGTTGGGGTTATCCTCTGACTGGAGACTAAACGTGTCAATATTCAGAACTGTGGTTGTTTCTGAATAAGTTGAGGGGAGAGTTGCTTCTCTGTCATAAGGGTTAGAATCAAAGAAGTCAGTTGGGTTATTGTAGGGACCATACTTGTGATTCGCATTTGCAACTCTAAATGTGATTGCTGCAGTTGATGCATCGGTGATTTCTTCACTCTGTTGAGTCGAAGGCATTGTACCGATGACTGTTTCGGTTGTTGTAAAGGTTCCACTGGTCATTGTGATTTCGACCAGTTTAGGAACACAGAACTTGGCAACATCCACACTGTCAAAGAATGGATAAAGTCTTGTGAATGGTTTCAGATTACGTCCCGTGAACTCAACGTTACGGGATCTCATGAAGTGAACAACGTCTCTGGAGACAATTCTGTCACCCAAGGAAACAGTGTCAAGTCTCTCTGTCAGAGAAATCTGTTCACCACGTCTCTGTTGGTTCAGATTGACGCTGGTGCTTACAGATGCCGAGATGGTTGCACCACTGTTGCTGCTGCTTCCACTCATGCTTAGTGAGGTGTTGACGTTAACACCTGTGGTCTCCCAAGAATCCCACTGAATTGGAGTGATTCCACTTCTCAGACCATCTTCGTTGGTTGTGACTTCTGCTCCAACCAACTGTGCGATGGTGCTGAAGTTACCTTCCAGTTGCTTATTTTCAACTTCCAGGCGATTGACCTCAATCCAAACATCAACGTTTGGTTCAAGATCAAGAGTTCCACCCCAGAACTGAACCAGGAAAGGAGTTACACTTTCAGATCTGGTTGCAAATGGGTTCTTAATGTATTCAACATCGGTGTAATCGATGGTAACAACTTGACCAGTTCTTCTGACTCCAGTACCCTGGATCGAAGCGATTCTTTCATCCTCATTTGGATCAGTTGTTGTTCCGATTCCACTAATTGCTGAGGTTCCCAACTGCAGTGACAAAGCAGTTGTGTAGTGAGAAGGTCTCAGAATTTGCTTGAGATCGTCGATGCTGTTTCTGATTCCAATGGTTGGGTCTTGTGGTTGCAGTGTTGAGAAATTATCAACAAAGACACCAGACTTAAATCTGTTCAGACCATTTGCATCAGGAACGAAGGAATTGACAGTTGCTTGCTCAAGACGATTCAGTGAAGAATAATACTCCAGATTGGAGATTCTTTGCTCCAACTTCGAGATGTCAGACATCTGATATCTCTTATGCTCAACAAAGTCAACCTGAGCATTGTTGACATCATAAAGATAAGCAGGAAGGAAGATGTTTGCAATGTTCAGAGCACCACTGGTGTTCTCTGGCAGTCTTGGATCATCCGATGGAGTTCCAGGAATTACGCTAACATAACCTTCTTTGTCAATGCAAACTCTGTCTGCTCTTGGTTGATAATAATCAAATCCAACTGTGATAGATTCATCGGATGCCAGAACAAATTTAGAACTGTGTTGTCCATTTGCACCACCATCAAAATCTCTTCCAGAGAATTCAAATGGTGAGTTTGCACCAGAGGAGACAGTGTAATCCTTAACTCTAGGTCTTGCATCCAACAAATCAGTTGTTCTGTAACCTTCTACCGAACGAATGTCTTTTCCGTAATCAAACTGATCATAAGAGTTGACTGTGGTGATATCTCCAGTGTCAGATGTTTCATAAACTGCCTTAGCAAAATAAACTTTCAGTTTTCTTGCTGGGACATTGGCATCACCATTTCTTACGATTCTCGAATAATCATAATGTGATCCTTTCTGTCCATCATCAAAAGTAAACTGATTGGTCAGATTCTTAGAAGGAACAACAACATTAGTTGCAACTGCACTTACACCAGATTGATCAAAGTTGATGACCTCTCCAGATTCAAAGACAACGTTATTCAAATATGCAAAGTTGATTGCTGTGTCACTCTTTCTAACCAGATAAATTGCTTTTGCACCACTGATTGTTCCAGTGATGGTCTCTCCAATGATCAGATCGTTGGTGTTAGAACTTGGACCATCCATCGAAGCGGTGGTCATGTAAGGTGCTTCAGGATCTGAAGTGTCCTTCGACTCATAAATTCCGTGAATCTTATATGCATCGGGAACGTTCAGACAAATAACTTCGTCCTGAACTCTGGTTCCGAATGGGAATGATCCATAAGTCAAACCATCGTTCAGAGTCGTCCCACCAATTCCAGAAGAGGAAAGTGATGATTTGTCAATCAAAACGTTAGTTGAGATGACCTTAGACTTGACCTTATTGGTAATATTGCTCTTACGAAGAGTTGCAATCAGAATTGTTCCAGAATCTGTGGTTGCGCTCAGTCCAGCAATCTGGATTGAGGTTGAACCATTGGTCAGTGTGATTTTATCCGCTGTCAACGCTTCTGTGGATCCATCGGAGCGAATTAGAATATATCTTTCCTCATCGAAGGGAAGGAAGACCTCATTGGGGTCAGCGTTGATTACTGGAGTCGAATTAGCAGAAATTGAAGTTGTAAACTGCTTTCTGATGACCAAATTAGCAGATGTCAGATCAACAGACTCAATATTCTTTTTGGGGAAGACACTGAAGAGTGTTTCGTTAGATGCTTCGTTACCAGAACCGTTAGTGTCTTGGATTTTGGTCTCAAGAATTCTAAATTGTGCTCCAGTTTCTTGAGAAGTTGGAAGTGCACCATTATTGATGCCCGTAACCGACTCAACTGCCTCAATTACCAGATTATTGGTGTTTACGGTTGTAACTCGTGCATAAGATACGTCTGTAAGAGAAGCTCTTTGGTAAGAGACGATATTCCCTGTTGTGACAATCCCAGGGAAAACAGCACCAGCAACTGTAACGGTGGAAACGCCACCGCTTGCGCCAGTGATTGTTGCGGATCCATATTCATAGAAATTCTCCTGCACAACGTCTGCACTGAAGGTTGATGCAGACCCGACAATTCCGAACACTGACTTGATGTCAGAATTCTCCCAATTTCTAATTCCTGTGACATATCTGCTGTCATTTGCGACTCCATTGAAGAGAAGTCTCTCTCCATTGAAGAAATCACCCTGAACATCGTAAGCAGTGAAGGCAGTTCCAGCAGAAACTGAGTATTTCAGGAATGCACTCGCTCCACTTGACTCACCTTTGATGTGAGTTGGTGTGGAAAGTGTAACTGCAGTGTTTACAGTGAAATCAGAATAAGTTTGAACGTCCCAAAGTGACAAATCCCACTCATTTGCGGTTGGAACAGCAGAATTGTAAGATCCAGACTCCAAAGCGAAGTCATAGATACGAGCAACACCGATTTCCTTACCTGCTCTTGCCTCTTGGTCAGATCCAACACGTTGATCTCTCAAACTCAAAGTGTTTGAGGTGTTGAATCCAATTGTGGCTGAACCATAAACGTTGTTCATGGTAAAAGTGGGTCCAAAACCAAAATTGATGGCTTGTGGGTCCAGAGTTTTGGTTGTTCTGGGTTTTGCAACGTCAATGAGTGTCGATGCTCTCAAATCAACCTCATAACCCCTTACATATGCCTTTCCTGGGGAAATTTTGTAAACAAGATTGTCTGCACTTGGAGCATTTCCACTCGAAGTGGTTTGACCAGCGTTATAGATGCCTCTATTTCCTTGTCCATCGTTCAAATTCTCACGAACGGTGGTAACAAACTCTTTTACATAATAATGACCCGACTCATCGTAAGTTCTGCGGGCAAATTCGTCTCCAATAAAGTTATATTGGGTGTTTTCAGTGATTTTACGAAGATTTCCGTTCTGAATTTCTGCCAATTGGACAAAAGACTGATCATCAAAGTCATCAAGTGGCTTTGAAAACAGACTTGCACTGATTTTCAGACGATCTGCACCAGGTGCAGTGTAATTATTGAATCCTTTTGCGTTATCGTTAAGTGTTGGGTCGGTTTCAGAGGTAATAATTTCCTCTACAACATTCAAACCAACTCTAACACTTGGTGTATTGGTGTATTGACTCAGAATCAGAATTGAATCAGGAACATCAACAAAATAACCTCTGAGGAAGAAGACACCAGAACTTAGAGTGAAAGCAGAACCAGTAATTGCTGCTTGTTGAGGAACAGTCGATGCAAAACCCTCTCCAGCGGAGATAAAGGTGGTTGCATAAGTAATTGCGGTGTCAGTAAGAAGAATTTCACCGTCAATAAAAGTTGCAGTAGCAGCATCAGTGCTACCTGAATTTTGATAATTCAGATAAAGTGTAAAATTGCCCTTTTCGGACTGCTCATTTGTGATGTAAGTGACCACTTTTGCGGTCACACCAGAGGTTGCACCTGTGATTGTCTTACCTACAATCTGATCCAGGTAAAGAGAAACGGGAACTCCAAGGTATTCTGCTTGGATTTGGACCCCGTAGAAGCTTTTTTCGTAAGTTACGCCACCAGGAATAACAGCAGCACCTTCTTTGAAGAGGTGGTTGCCAACATCTTCAATCTGGTTCTGAAGAATTGACTGAAGAGTCGTTAATTCTCGCGCCTGAACAGGATATCCAGGTTTGAACAGAACCTTATAATAGTTACTGTCGGGTTCAAAGTCGTCAAAATAAGGAGCAACGTTGAGATTAGTTTCCTGTGGCATGATTTCTTAGAATTGCAAGATGATTTTAACGTCTTCTTTCTGAGAGGAACTTCTGGTTACAGAAGGTCTGTTGTCAACATAAACGATGTTTCCAGAGTATTTTTCGACTTCTGGGTCAGCCAGTCCAGACACAAATGTCTGTCCCAGGTAGTATGTTCTGTTATTTATTACCGTTGAGACACCCTGGAAAGCGGTACTAATCGACAAATTGATGCTTCCTCCACTAATTGTGAGGTCACCACTGTTTGGTGTCGCTGTGAAACGATTCTCTCTGAAACCATAAACAGGACTCGTGTTCAAAGTGCCGTCAGAATTGAATCCACAGTTGGTTCTATCCTGCCAATACTTCAAAACACCAGTTGTTTGGTCGTAAGAAACGACTCTTCCGACTGCAGTTGATCCAACACCGACAGTTTGAGTGATATATGAGTCAGCGGTGAAGGTTGCTTCGCTGTATCCAGCACCTGCAAGACGAATTGCATAAGTTGCAGCTGCTTTATCGGTGTCCAAATTGCTTTCTGAACCCGCAGCGAGTGGATTTTCGATCAATCCGACCCTTGCAAACTGATTTCCAGTGATAAAATCAGGATTTTCAGTGTCATTTTCGAATCTGGCGTAAGTCAGGACGTTAAATGCGCCCAATTCACGGTAAATATCCTTTCCGTGACCGCCATTTGGAGGAACAATAACGTTGAAAACGGGTGAAGTGGTCCCAGTTGGGACTCCACCAGCAACCAAATCGATTGTTCCGAAGGTATATCCTGTTCCACCGTCCGAAATTGTGACAGAATCAACTTTTGAGTCGTTATCAATCACAATTGTGCACTTTCCACCCTGTCCATCGCCCAAAATTGGAACATTTCTGTAAGTTGAGTTTGCAGTTCCGATCCCAACACCACGATTTCTAACCGTAACGATCTTCAATTGACCGCTTGTACCAGCATTATTGCGAACGGCAGCATTATCAGAGCTGGTATCCCAGTTGCTTGGGGTTGGAATGTAATCTGTGGAGTCAAATTTGATTGCTTGGGATGGTTTGATGGTGTAAAGATACTTCCAAATGTAACCATCACCACTTGAACCAGCAGATCTGGGTTCCAAATCTGTGAAAGTTGGTTCATCCAAAGAAGGACCGCCCTGATAATTGTTCTCAGGAGTGGCATTATTATAAAGACAGATGTAAACTCTGAAGTCAGAGTTCATCACATAGAAGTTTGAGTCATAAATGTCAAATGCACCAGAGGGTTCTGATGGATTTGAACGACTGATGTCATTTCTCCACATGTCATATGTGGTTCCCGATGCCCAGGTAATCTTTCTCACAACCTGTGCAACATCGTTCGTGTTAACTTTTTTCAAAGCCAACATTGTGTCATAGTAATCGTTTGACTCGTTCAGATTGTCCTTTGGTGCAGGAGGATCTGTGTCCCAAGTTGACGAGTAATTCGTCGCATTGGGGAGACCAATGAATGTGTAATAAGAATTTGATGTTGACTGGACGCCAGCAACAAAATTCTTAGCATTCAAAATACGAAGTTGGTCAGTAATTATTGCTGCCATTTTGAGAAAGTTTTTCTTTATTTATTAGTGGATTTAGGTGGTTGTGAAACCACTTGCCTTCAGTGGGTTTTGGCGAATAACCAGAGCGGAAGTTGAAATTCCAGAAACACCGTTGTCACCGTAGAAGTTGAAGGATTGTGGATTTGCTCTGTCTTCCAGAGTGATCTTGCCCCAACTAAAGTCGCCCATGTAAGGAGCGGTTGTGTAACCAATGCTTCCTGCGTTGTCCACGTTGACGAAGATTCTTCTCAGAGTGGTTGTGAAACCAACGAGAGATCCTTCGTGAATGATTTGATTGTTGTCTTCGAAGGAAGCAACTTGATAAACACAGTCGAGAGCAGTTGTTGCAATTCCGATGTGTGCACCAGCGGTTGTCTGCGAAGCAAATGTTCCACCGATTGACAAGTTTGTGTTCTTGATGACCAAATAATCTGAAGTTGAGATTCCGCTAACCGTGACTGCGGTTCCGACATAGAGTGTGTTTCTCATTGTCGAATCAGAAGGAATGAAAGTGTCAAAGTAGAACTGACTCTGTGAACCAGAGGTTGTTGTTCCAACACCAACGATGGTACCAAAGTCACCTTCATAACTGTAAGCGAGACAGTTTTCATAAGTGATTGTTGGTTCTTCAATAAGAACAGCAGGTGCGACTGAGGAATAACCAGTTCCAGGTGAAGTCACTGTGATGGAAGCGACAGTTGAACCACTCAGAGTTGCTGTTCCTGTTGCCCTTTGTGTGGTTCCAACACCAACAGGAGTTGAAACTGTGACAGCAGGAGCGACAGTATAACCGAAACCAGCATTAGTGACAGTAAATGCGGTGATTGTTCCAGCAGTGGAGACAGTCGCTGTTGCCGCTGCTGCAGTCAGAGTGTCTTGAGATCTGATAATCAAACCCTTTTGATAAGTGGTGATTCCAGCACCCTCATTATATTGATCAAACAGGTTGCTGTGCTCAACATAAACAACAGTCGAACCAACACCAACAGTCTTCAGGATTGGAGTTGTTGGGAAGAAGTTACCTTCATATTCATCTCTGTCCTTACCAACAGGTGCACCATCAATGATGAGGTCAGACATTTGACGACACCAGGTAACTGGTCTTGTCAGTGTGTTGATTTGTGTAATTCCACCACCTGTGTATGGATCAGTTTCAACCAGATCGCTGGTAACAACTTCGGTAACAATTCTTGGATCCTGATCGAGAGTTACGTCTTGACCTCTGTCAACATCGTGACGAAGTTCGAGAGTGTCTCCTGCCTTCACATTGCTGATGATTTCTGCATCAACAATGTCAATTTCGGAAGTTCCCTGATAGAACAGAATCTTAGAAGAATCACCGAGTTGTGGTGCTTCAGCGAAAGTGATTTGACTTCCACCATCGAAGGTGTACGCGATCTTGGGTTGCTGAAGAATGTCATTGATGAAGACTAACAGGTTATAGTTGAGATCAAGTCCACGTCCCTCTTCTGGATTGACCCAGGTTGTGATTCCAGCAACGCTAAGTGGGAATCTGATTCTCTCACTGTTGAACAGAGAGTCGAGAGGATCAAGAACCTTGAGCGAACCGATGGTCCAAGCGTTAACTGAATCGTCGTAAAGACTTTCAACTGTCAGTTGGAACTCACTGTAAGTCTTAG